ACTTTTTTATTACTATGTTACTCATCCAGGTATGTCTGCAGCTAGGTGAATCACCCCACCATCCACCGCCTCTGTCAAATACACTATAGCCTAATCTTGCACTGATATTTTCAATGTCTGCTCTACTATATAGCTTATCCAATGAAATCAATTTTCTACAAAATTCTCTAGATGGATGCTCTGGTGTGTCTCTTTGATCTACTGGTACTTGTGTTTTCCACTCATAGCTGTACATCACTTTGAAACTCGTAGTGTCAGCCTTTTGTCCTGGTGCAAGTTTGCTTAATGGCTTTATAGGCACTCTCTCTATGGCATCACCCACTATTCTAGCTTTCAATATACCATCAGCCTCTAATCTGCCTAATGTGTCATTAATCACCTTTAAATCTGTCTTTGTCACATCAGCAAGTATCTCAGGTGTAATCAAATTATCCTTTGTGATAAGATCAATAATACTCCTTTCCAAATCATTTAAGATAACATCAGCAAATTCTAATGATAAAATCTCATTGTCAATCATTGCCTCTGTACTCTTAAATTTTACAGTCTTTTTTTTTAAAAATGAATAGTTGCTAGCACTTTCCCCAAATTCAGCAAATACCTTAATGACATCATCACTGAATTTTGCAGGTGCAGCCTCATCCTCACCTAGCCAGGTGATCATGTCCTCATCAGTTAAACCATAGCCGTTTCTAAGCATAGCAATAGCCTGATCCCTGCTTATTTTACCCTTATTGAACTCTCTTACTATCCTTTGCATGTTCTGCCATTCTCTCCCTTTTAAGCCCTTTAAATGCTCATTGATAGACTGCTGCTGTGGCTGTGCTGTATTTGTTAAGTCAGGCTGTACACCGTATTTTGTAGCATCAATACCCATCTTTTCTAAGATCCACTCCTTAGGTGCTACCTGAGCAATGATATTCTCACTGAACTCAAAACTGATAGGCTCTACAGGTTGAATGTAGATTTCCTGTTTTGCACCTTTCAATCTAGCTAGCATATTGAAAATGCTTTCTAAAAATTGCTGCTTATCGTTTACATAGGTATTTTTAAAGATCTCATAGCCATCTCTCATCTCAGTTCTAGTGCCTAATTTACCAGGCTCACTGATACCAAATAGACTAGGTGTAGTGATCTGATGACCTGCAAAGATGTTCTGCTGGATCATAGTGTCTACCTTTCCAAAATCCTCTTTTGTTAAATCTGATGCTCCCAAATCCTCTACAATAGCTTTCCTGGATGGATCATTCACAAAGTTTAAAATAAACTTTTTACCATCTGATCCTGTGAATCGTTTTTCAAATCGTCTTTCAATGTTTCCCTTTTCCTCATTGCTAGGCTCACCATTAGGTAGGGTGATAAGTTTACTAGCAGAAAACCCAGTCTGTGCATTTCCTAGTACATGCTTAGAAACCTCAATGTCTGATTCAATGTAGTTTAATGCACCCATGTATCCAGGTAGTGCATAGGTTTGCATCCCTGGTCTGTATTCCTTAATGTATAGAATCTGCTTTCCTTTTCTAGTTTTAGTATTAAATGCAGGGATGATTTCAGGCTCAGATTTTCTATCCGCCCAGTCTTGCTTATACCAAAAATCTGTGTTATCCTTGTTAGATCTTATCTTTGTGTAATCGATATGATTGATCTCAGTTAATTGCTCACCAAATGCACTCCATATCACCTCAAGGTATGCTCCACCAAATACCTCAATGTCAATATCTACCTTTCTAGTCAGGTCATTCAATCCCTCACCAAAACTATTAACATTTTTAATAAATGTCTCAGCAGCAGGATCAGCCTCTTTCACAGCCCATCCATTCCCTATGATATAGTTTACTTTGCCTCTTACAATAGCCTGATGCTTTGCACTCTTATTGTACAAATCTAGCAAATATGTTGGGTAGTCATTTTTCTCACCAAATTCAATATAGCCCTGCCCTCTCTTTTCTCTGTACTCAGGTTGCTTTGCCTCAGCAAAACTCAATACATAAAAATTGTTTGTTAATTCCATTATCTTACTTTAAATGTGTTTGTAGTTTCATATTCGGTAAACTCAAAAGTAGTACTATCATTCAGCCTCAATATCCCTGTTTCTAATAGCCCAGTGGCTAGATCAGGATTGACATTGCTAGTGCTAGCCTGCTCATAGATGTAGTAAGTCCATTCACCTGCTAACTTATTATTGAAATAAGTAGTAGCATTTACGCTGAATTTATTGTACCTATCTTTATGTGCTGATGTATCTGTAGCATTTAACTTAACAAAAGCCACCACATCATTGCTAGTTCTATTGATAAAATAGAATAGATAATTAGGTGCAGACAATGTTTGCTTTTCAGTCAAAGTCACTATCAGATCAGTAGTTTGCCCTTTTGTCAAGTATATCATACCATTAAATAGCATCTAGCCTGACTTTTACCATAAAAAAAAGCCAGCCCCTTTTGAGAGACTGGCCGACTACCTACTATTGAAAACCACGAAAGCCTAAGCTGTCAATCCAGCAATAATTGAGCTAGTCACCTCAGGTGCTAATTCTTTTTCACCACCGCTGAATGTTAATGCATAGCCGTTTTTATCCGCTTGAGCAGTACCAGTAGCACTAGATCCAGCAGTAATGTCTAAGCCATTTTGCTTACCTAATAACCAGTATTTGCCGTTTGCATCCTCTACTACAGCTATCAAATTGTTTTTAGCCAATAACAAGATTTCGTTTCTTGTATTAGCTTGCATCTTGTTTAACATGATAGCTAATTCCTGAGCATAAAAAATAGTTCCGTTTTGGATATTTGCATTTATGTTCTCAGTTAATGAACTGCTATTCTTAACAAGCTGATATTTATAGAATACTTTTCCACTAGCTTTTGTGATAGCTGTTACCACCCCTGACACTTCGGTCATAGATGAAACATCACCAGCAGCAATAAACCATACAGCCTTAATGCCACCTATACTATCTTTGCAGTCTAAAACGTATCCTTGTGTTAATGCACATGGCATAATTGATAAATTTATTTTTTTAAAAATAGGGCAGCAAAATTAATCACTGCCCTGTATTACTTTATACTACGAACTTAACGATCTCACCAGGGAAAGCAAAGTTCACACCCATTTTGAATTCAGATACGAAACGTACTTGATCAGCCTCTTTTGCGTAGAAGATCTCAAATCTTTCTTCCTCATTCAATAAGTCTGTACCGATAAATAAGTTGCTCAATCTTAATGCATAAACCTTATTTGTACCGTTCAAACCTTGTACTGCTACCACTTTGATAGTTGTACCTGGTAATAAGAATTCGCTGTCAGTTTTGCCATCAAATGCATAGTTGAACATGTTTGCATTTTTCAAAGCAATTGTGTATGTACGGAAAACATCCATACCACAGAAAATCTTAACATCATCTTTTGCTACTACCTCAGCAGGGATTGCCTTGTAAACTGCATCAAATACAGCGATTACATTTGCTGATGTGATTGCAGTAGCAGTGCTACCGAAATAAGTGCTAGTGTTTGCGTCTACTACAGCAGTGCTTGCAGCAGTAACTAATTTGATGATACCATCAAACTTATTTTTGTTACCATCAGCTGATGCTGTGTCACCTTGCCATAAACCAATCTCTAATTGAGATGCGATTTTTTCAGTCTTTCTGTTAGAATACTGCTCTGCGAATACTACTGAATCATAGCTGCTACCTGCTGGTAAAGCCTTTTGTAAGTAAGTTCTCTCTAAGTCTTTTGGACATAAAGCCTCGTTTACTTTGATTTTACCTACTGTTACAGTACGTTGAGTGAAAGTAGTAGTACCTGATGCGTTAAATCCGCAAGATGATCCATCTTGGAAAAAAGCGTCAGTGTCCATGATGTTAATCTTTTCGCTAGATTTTACACCTACCATCACATTTCCTTGATCTTTAATTAAGCTAGCTGTTTTGCTACCTAATACAGATGAAGCTACCAAAAGATCTTGATTCTCTTTTGTGTAGGTTGCTAATGCTGATACATCAAATGCCATTGTTATTTGTTTTTGTTTGTTTTAAAAAATTGTTACTTATTGATATTTTTAGCTCTATCTAAAAATCTTTTCATTTTTTCCTCTTTGCTTTCTACATGTGCATTGAACTTATCCTTTGGATTTTCAGTAGCAGATGCAGATGGTGTGCTGATCAATCCTACGATCACATCACTCATTTCGGAAATAGCCTTGCTGAATTTTGCCTCTACCTCAGACATCATTGCCTTTTTAGATTCAGCATCTTTTTTCAATTCTGCAATAGCTTCCTCTAATGCAGCTATTTTCATTTCAGTTTCAGATGGAGCAGGCAATTCTACCTCTACCTCAATCTCAGGTGCAGCCTCATTAGGTGCTTTTAAAGCTGTAATACATCCAGCTTCATCTAAAGTGATGGTAGTGCCATCTACTAACTCATGATCTCCAGCAGGTGCAGGTGATTCATTGCCAGCTTCATCTTTGATGGTAACTTTACCACCTACCTCTAAACTGTCAATAGTCACTTTGCCACCAGATACTAGATCATATTCTTTTGCGGCCTCTGTAGGCTCAACAGCAGGTGCTGCCTCAGGTGCAGGTGCTGGCATTTGATCCCCAGGTGCGAATTGCAACCCAGCAGCTTCAAAAGCAGCTTTCATTTTCAAAATTGCCTCTAATGGTGTCATAATACTTTTTAGCCCTAAATAGATCAAATATGATATTGTGACCACATAGAAACAAAAACAGGTGACATCACTGCCACCTGCTCACACTTATTCTCATTCACTATTTTAGTCTATCTGACTAAGTATGTCAGTGATCTGTGACCATAATTGATTTTCTATGGTACTCATATCCTGTTTTTCAGTAGGCTTATACTGGAATAAACCCTCTACTGAGAAACCCTTTACTTTGCCATCTTTAATCATTTTCCATACCTCATCATTATTGACTTTGAATGATCCAAACCAGCTACCATCAGGCACATCCTCAAATCCTTTCATTGCACTGATACCTCTTTTCTCATCAGTGATCCAGGATTCAAACATAGTAAGCCCCTCTAGTTTTTGGCCACTGTCATGCATCAAATTGACATTTGATTGGTAACCTTTGGCAAAGAATTTCTGTGCTATTTGCTTAATCGTGTCCTTTGTGAATACCACATAGTACTCACCGTTTTCATCATTCCTATAGATAGGTTTGTCAGCCAGCATCAATGCCCCAGTGATTATTTTTTCATCCTCACTTTGGATGGCAAATGCAATACGTTCTGTATTTTCGTTAAATGCTAAGAATGATTTTTCAATGGCAGGTCTGTCTACTAATGCCACAAAATCCACTTCCATTTCATTGTCAATATTAGGGCTGATCTCTAGCTTATAAATTGGTAGCATTCCTGATCCCTCAATGTTTAATACTTTATTCATGTCTATTGTTTTATGTCAGCCTAGCTGCTCTGTTTATACGTTTAATTCTTTCCTGGCTATTAGTTACATCTGATTCTACTATGTATGCTCTGTTTGTAGCAGATCCTAGCTGATTGATTGAATTTGTACTTAACTGTGTCACTGTGTTTTGAACTGGTGCTGCAGGAATAATTGGTGCGGCTGCAGTTGCATTGCCACCTACACCAGCACCACCACTGCCACTGCTACCACCTGAATTTGCAGAATTTATTGATTGAATTCCTTGTACTGATGCAGCTATCACTGATGCTATTGATAACGCACCACCAATCCTTGCTGGAATATATGCAGGGTTAGGAATACCTGGTGGCAAAATAGCTGGCACAGTATTCATTTGAGTGATGATCTTAGCAATGGCTGCACCTTTTTCTATCACCAATCCTGCAATAGCAACCGCCTTACTCTTACCTGCAATCTGCTGTAAGAATCCACCGAACTGAGCATACAGATCTAGATATTTATTGTTTAACTCAATCTTAGCCTGCTGTGCTGCTTTCTCTACTGCCACCTCATCCTCAGCTACTTTTGTCCTGGCATCAGCATATTTTTTCCTAATCTCTGTTTTTTGAAATTCAGTTAGTTCAGTATTTTCTAACTCTATCTCCATTTGCTTATTAAGCAATTTGTCTTTTGTTTCAAGTCTTTCCAGGTCTTTTTCAAAGTCACCCTCAATTGCAGCATTCTCTTTGTCAAGTAATTCTATTTTATTCTGTAGATCTAATTCCCTTATTTGTCTTTCATCAGCTAGCTTTTTCTTTAAATCCTCTTTGTCTTTTTTATCTTGTGCCTCTTTTTGTTCTCTATCTATTTTATCAGTCTCAGCCTTTGACTTAGTATTTAATGCTGTTATCAATGCATCTTTTGTCTCCTGCTTAAGTTTTTCATTTGCATTAATATCTTTTATTTCCTGAATAGTAGCTTTCTCAATTGCTGTTTTTCTAGACTTATATTGATCATCTATTGCTGCAATTTCGGTTTCATCTTTAAGTCTCTGCAGTTTCTTTTGTGCCTCTAATTCAGCAGCCTCTCTTTCTTTTCTATCTTTTTCTGCCTGGCTTTGTTCACTACTTTTCCCAGCACTTTTAGTTGTTCCAGGTTTTGTAGACAATCCCTTTTGCAATAGTTTATCATTTTCAATAGCCTGTTTAGTTAATTCATCCCCTTTGGCTTGCAATCCTGTAATTGCTTTTTGAGCAACCTCTATTTTATTGCTCATGTCTTGAGCATTAGCAACAGCAGTTTTTCCCCAATCCCCTAAGTTAGCGACATGATTATAAAATCCTTCCCAAAAACCTATCTGTGTAGTTTCGCCTGAAACTATTTTAGCACTGTATTCCGCTGCTTTGGCATACATTACCTGTGCCTCTGCTCTTAGCTTAATACTTTTAATTACTACAGTAGTATTTGATGCCATTAATTTTTCAGCCTGCTCTAATGATCCAGCATATCCAACACTATCTCCTAATTTATCATTATATTCTTTTAATGCATCTTTTTTAGACATTGTGCCTTTTTTGGCTGCCTCTAATGCATTCTGTACTGAATATAATTTTATGTTAAAATCTGTAACTGCTTTTGTAGCTGCTTCCTGGGCTCTAGTTTGTTCTAGTTCTACAGCAGTAGTTTTTGACATAGCACTAGCTAATTCCTCGAAATTTGAAACCAAATAACCAATTGCAACAACCAGCAATCCAATACCTGTGGCAGCAATAGCAAATTTTAAATTTTTAAACCCTACTGTTGTTGTATCTACTGCCCCTGTAAATAATTTTTGAATAGCTGCTGCTGCTGATGTGGCTGCACTATTAGCCTTTTGTAATATTGTACTATTTTGTATTACTGCACCCAATTGCTTAAATGAATCAATGCTCTCACCAACAGCCTGCAATCCTTGAGAAAAAGCCATGGCTGCCTGTACTTTTAAAAGTGCTTTTTGTACATTGTCATTCTCAGTTCCAAATAGTGCCATAGCACCTTGCAAAGCAGCAAAGCCCCCAGCTACACCACTAAGTGATGCACTGAATGCCTTGAATTTAGCATCAGGATTGAATGCATCCACCATAGATTTTGCATCCCCTATCCTATCTTTAAGTTCAGCTGCTCTTTTGGCAGCCTCTATAGTTGCTTTATTTGATACACCGAATTTATCAGATAATGCAGCTACATCAGCCACAGCCTCTTTTAATTGAGCCCTGAGGGATTTTGTAGATTCGACTGCTTCGCTACCATCTACTTTGACCTTTATACCTACTACTTCATCTGCCATGTTACTCGTATGTTAATTCAATTACTTTTAAAAATTCTGCTTTCGTAGTATCTACATCCATAGGGTTAAAATCTTGTACATTGTTTAGTTTCCACAAAGCCCCATCAATCATGATCAGCTTTGAAAAGTCTAAACTGTATATGTCTTTTGCTTTCAGGTAAACAAATGCAGTCAGTAGTTTGCTGTCCTTATCTGTGATCTCTGCCATATATTCTGACCAGTAGGCATTGAATAGATTGGCTGTTGGATAGTCATTACCTGAATTGAAATAGATTTCACTAGGTGTACTAAAATTCAAATCTGCCTCAGGTGAACTAGGATCATCTAAATGTCCAGCATATCCATAAGTAGTCAAATTGGCTAATGTTGTACCACCATTCTTAACTGCATAGGATGTAACACCTGTCACCTTTTTAGCCTGTAGTATTCTGATCACATGCTCTGTGACATCCTCTACATTGTTATTCAGTTTGAAAATTGTGCTGAATACCTTGTCCTCTCCATTGTAACCCACTAATGGAGTAGGTGCAAAGATGATTTCAGCAGTCTGCTTTTCCTTTGCAAAGTCATATCCACTATCCTCAATTCTAGTTCCATAAGACTGGCTGTATTTTTTTTGGTACTGATCATTGTAGTAGTCAGAATCATTTTTATACTTAAACTCAAAGTATCTACCATTTAATTCACTCATAGGTTTTAGCTTCATTGGCTTAGATCTGTCCACTTTGTATGTCCAGTCTATGTACTGAATAGTGCCATCTGTAATCAAAAGGTAGTCTTGATTGTTTACTAATAGTAAACTATTGAAATCATCAAATGTCAATAATGACTGACCATCAAAGTCATAGAATTCAATATAAGGTTTGATGATCAAATGATTAGACTTATTCCTATCCTCTACCACATACATGTTAAACATTTTCACAATAGATGCAAAAAAGTCTTTTTGAAATACCCCTTTTGGTAGCGTACTATTGATTGATATTGCCTCACCGTAATTGATAGGTACTAGCTGTGATGCATCAGTATTGATTGTCAAACTGCCGCCGTAGATGTTCAAAGTGTAAGTCATGCTAGTACTACCAGGTCTAAAATATAAAGCTAAACTATCACTATTAGTAATCGTTTGATTCTCTAATTCAAATGTCACTGTAAATGTATTGTATGAACTGCCTACTCCTACAGATTGTGATGCAATTACTGCACTATTTTTTTTAAGTACAAATTCGCCTGTAGTATTACCACTCCATAAACCATTGACTGTGCATCTGATTTTTCCTACTAATGGAGTAGCTGAACTGTATGAGAATGTTATATTATTGCTAGTAATAAAGTTACCTAATTGTGTAATATTAGGGAATGGTATGCCTATCTCAAAAGCATCAATTTCCACATCACCCTGTACTGCATAGGCAGCCAATCCATTTGTAGAATACCCTGATAGTGTCTTTTGATTATTAGGTATAACTAATCTACGAAATACAGCAGTGTCAAAAAATGGGGCTTCGTATGTGTAACCTGATGCAGTAATAATCTTATCCATGTATTCTCTTACATACAAAGCAGGCCTGTAGGCTTTTACATCCCAGTCTTTCTTATTGGTACTCACTAAGCCATAATCAATCAATGGATAGTAATACCCTGCACCATTTACACTATTCCATGAATTTTGAATATTGGTAATTGTCCAGGTGTGATCATAAGCAGAAAAGTCTAGTTCCTCAATCTTTTTATTTCCCAATGCATTGACAAATCCACCTAGTTCACCAAATACAGCACATTCATATTCTATTGATCCATTGTCTACGACTATCTCTAATATCCTCAGGATGCCCTTAAAAATCTGCACCTTATCAATAAATACTACACAGCTTGCTGACTTAGACACATTAAAGTTGTACCCCACATTCGGCTGATTCTCATCATAAAAGTTTGATGATCCAAATTCAAAGATGTGGCCAAATAACTTATTGTTGACAGCGTTACCTGGTAGTACAATAGTCTTTGAAAAGTTTGTATTCCTAGATGCAAAGTCCTTAATGTCATCAATGTTATAAGTGAATTCAGTGGATAAATCCTTTGTAAGATCTAGCCTTTGATTCTCTATGTATATCTCTGTACTTATCATTTATATTGACTATTGATTTTTTCTGCAAATTCAATGTTTAACTCAAAGTTGAACATCTTGTCTGCTATTCTATTTTTATCTGACCAGCTGTTAGTTTTAACTCCCACAGGATAGTAGTACCCACCTTGCTCATAGTAAACCTCAGGGCTAGTGATAAGATCTTTCATCCATAAATAGTCAGTCTGATTAATATAGTCACTCATTAATTTGAAAGAAACTGTCTCATTTGCTGAAAACGTATTATTGCCAGCATTGATCCTTTTGTATGAATCATACCTGCTCATTGCTCCACTATTGTACTGCCATCCTAATTGACTATAAGATTTTTTCTCAACAGATGATTCCTGCCTGTTCACTAATCTGAACACAAAGCTGTCATAGCCCCCTAGCTTATTAAGGAAATGCAATGTTACTGGTGTCCATCTAGGGTTGCATGTTAGCTTGATTTTGAACTCAGCAGACTGATTGCCACCATAATTAATTTTAATACCGTACTGATAAGTAGATGCAGTGATAAATGATACACCTAGATAGGTATTGATTGCAGCAGGTGATAAATCAAATAGTACAAATGCACTACAAATCACTGATGATCCTGTTGATGCTGTGCCATCTATACTGCCACCGTTTAAATATTTTTGTACTGTCAAAGTCAGATTTGTAGTAGTGCCTGCTGTATTCATCCATCCTGCATAAAGTTTTTCACCCATTTGTACCTCAGCTACACTAATATCTCTAGGTGTTAGCCAGGTATTAATCTTAGGCTGATAATAAGATGTACTAAAATCCCTGAATGGTGGATTGACAAAGTTAAATGCTTTATAAGATCCTGATGCTAAATTCGTGTATGTAGTGCCATCATATTCCTCACCAAATCTGATGCTGTAGCTTACATACAAATCATTCCCTGTGTATGAAAATGCAGTCTGTGTAGTATTAGGTTTGAAATATCCTGCAATATAGTCTCTGATGATTCCACCTGCATTGAATATTCCCTTTGTAGTCGTAGGATCAGGGAATAGTTTTATCCTTGATACTATGACATTATCTATCAATACATCAAATACAAATTTGAATCCCACCTGGGAGATATTATCTGATGTCACCACAAAGTAAAGGTCATCATGTGCGGATGGGTAGTTTTCAGGTGTGCTATTGATTGTAATTGCCATTATTTTTTATTGTTAGTTTCGTTAATTTGTTTATTTATTTGTCTTATATAGACTTTTATGTCTTGTCCTACTGTTTTACTGATTGCATCTACAAAGCCTTTGCCGAAGCTGAAATCTACAGCAGTGTCAAAGAATTTAGATTTTTTAATACCCTTTTTCTTTATTCCTATAGCCACAGCCATTGCTAGTGACTTAGCACTATCAGCAGCACTAATTTGTTTTAATATCCTTTTATTTTTCCTTTGTGTAGCAGTTAGCTTTTTTGTTTGATCCTCTCTCCTTGCTGCATTGCCTCGTTTCCTAAGCCACAGCATGATGCTTTTCTGCATCTTAGCTGACACAATCAAATTCTTAAATGAATAGGGGCTATTCGGCTGTCCACTTTCTACACCTCTCACCCCTTTGTTCACAAAATCGTAGTACTTAGATGCAGGATCAGTATTTTTATACCCTAAGTCAATTTCATATCCACCATCTCCCTCAATCAATTCACCGCTAGTAATGCCATCCTCTAAATTTCCGCTACTTACTTTCCCCAGTCTTTGCAGTTCCTCTTTTACCTTTTGGATGAATGATACTGCCGATAGAATGATGATTTGCTTAGTAGATGGCAATTGATTTAGATCAGCATAGCTATTCCTGTCATTCCCTAGTTTATCAAGGAATCCATTGTTCACAATTTCATTCTGTAGATTCTTAGCTGACTTTGCCATACGTTTTTCTTAATTGCTCTTTTTCATGCTCCCCTTTGGATTTCAAATATGCCAGGTCATTTAGGAATTCAATAGTTTTAAGGCTATATACTTGTTCAAGCCTGATGCTTTCATGTTCAGCGACCAGCCTGGCTTGATAAATCCAGCCGTAATTTCGCATAAATGGATGTACAGTTTCTCTGCCTGATACTTCGTCATGCCCCCCTTGATCATCTCCGCTATCAAATAGTCCTTTGAATTCCTTATCCAATTGCTGTATACTTGATAAAAAAAAACAACCGATCCCAAAACATTCACAATTGGTGCAGCTAGCATATCATCAGCATATTCAGAATGCTTTGATGCATCATACTTATCATCTACCCATCTGCCTATCCAGTTTCTTTTTTGTGGCATCACCATACATGCAGCAAGTTTGTGTAGGTTTCCATTAGTATCATCTGAAAAGTATTTTGCTTCAATGTACCTAGCTGCTGGCATTTTCCTGATGTCATAGATACACCTGTATCTTTTGCCATTTACTTTGATGTACTTTGCAGGGCTAGGTTTGATTTCCTTGTGTAAAAAGGTAATCTGCTCCAATAAAGGTTTTAGCTTATCAATAGGCAGACTGTCTATCTGATGCTCAGTTAAATCCATCACAATAGCTGCAGCTTTTACAGCCATGTCTAATTCAGTCATGCCCTCAGTACCTTTTGTGAATAGATCAGTGATCTGTTGCCACTGAAATACGTTTATGTCTTTCCATGTCATATTGTTAAATAGGAAAAGCCATTTGTTTAGACTGACAATAAATATTTGACTAAGCAAATGAATATCTGCCTGTGCCTCTCTTTGTATTATGATTATTCCAGGCTAATGCCAATGCCATCACACAGTCATCATGGAATCCACTAGGGGCAGAATATTTTACACCTGTAGCACTGAACTCATATTCAAATATGTTCAGTTCGGCTGTGATTGCCCCATCAGGGAATGCTATTTTTCTTTGTTGGATGGCTGTTTGCAATCCTGTCATCAATTGCTGTTTAGATGTACTGCTAAACTTAAAGCCTGTCACATCTAGCCCTGCTGCCTGCAGATCCTCAAAGATAGGATCTCCCACACCTGTGCTATCCATAAGGATAGGTAGCCTGGGTAGGTTTATGATCCTTTGCTTAGTAGATCTCCAATCCTCTTGAAATCTATCAAAGTGACATACTGTGCCATTGTTATCTAGGCCTATAATCACTGTGTAGTCATAAGACTTTGCAAGGTCAATGCCATAGCAAACAGCAGGCTGTGTACTCATGGGATAGGTACACTGCTGTATGTACATAGCACCGAATGGATTGGCCACATTCTCATTAAACTCAGCCATGTATTCCTGACTAAATGCTAACTCAGGCAGATCACCCCTAGCCTCATCTATTTCACTAGGATCAATGTAGGGATTGTCATAGGTAGACATCTGCCAGCTAGTCCATCCTGGATCACCTGATTTTCCTCTATTCCATATTTTGTGAAAGTCATTTTTGCCCTTAGGTGTGCTTAAAAAGAATGCATCCCCTTTAAAGTCTGTCAGTGTAGGCCTGATAGATTCAGTCCATCTATTCCATAGGTTTTTGACAAATGCTGCCTCATCTATGATGTTTCTGTGATATTTTCTAGATCTACCTGCCAATTCATTCTCTAAACTCCAAAACTCTATTTTGCCACCTGTGATTAGTTCAATAAATTGATGATCATTTTTCCTGGCTATGACAGGCTCTAATGCATGTAGGCACTCGTTAAATGTGCCATCCAATAG